CCATCCAGATCGTGAACAAAGAGGTCTCCGTTCTGAATCAGGACGAGGTATTTCTCCGCTGCGTCTCGGTTAATGATGTGAGCGGACGCATTCCCGATGTCCCCAGAGAAGACCTTCTTGATGTGTTCCATCGGTGGGCGATCTTTGAGACCCTCGACCACGGAGGAATACATGTTCACTTGCCCTGCTGCCTGCGTCGGGAGTCGCAAGGAGTCAGGCTGCTGTGACACCCCGTTGATCAGGGTGGGAATGGTTTTACTGACAAGCATTAGCGTCTCCGGTACAGGTGCAGCCGCGCCATGTCGTAGCTGTTAAAGATGTTGTGATTCGAGGTTTGGTCGTCCCACGCCTTGAGTGCAGCGAGCGCGAGCATTTCCTCGCGACTCACCGTGTTCTCCAACTCCGGTGAACCCATGTATCTTCCTTGGAACGTCCGAGCGGCACGGTGCGTGATGTACTCGCGTGCGGCCTGCGGGAGTTCGTCCCAGGTGAGGAAGTAGATGATGTCGAGCTTGGGAGCTTGCGTGAAAACGTAGGTGTGATTTTTGTTATCGTAGAGTCTGCTGCCGCGTTGCACGAGTTGCAAATCCCACGAGGGATACGTCGGCTCGCATTTGAGGACGTTCGAAGCAAGGATCACTTCACCGCTGCCGTTCAGCGTGGACTGGATTTCGTACTCCGTGTTGAAGTTCCAGCCCTGCTCGCAGACCTTCCTTCGGACTTCCTTCAGAACGTCCACGGCAGTGTTCACGTCAACAGGGAGCGTACCGCTGAGGGTATTGATGGGAGCTTCGCCAATCGAACCGAGGATGATGTTGACGGCTTCCAACTCCGTCATGAGTGTGTCTGCCATGTTTCCCTTTCAAGAAAAAATGGGGCAGCCCCAGGATCACCAGGACTGCCCCAACTACTACTAACTACTAACTCGGTCAGAATTAGTAATTATGCTTTCTTCAACTCAACCGAGCACTCCGGTCGCAGAACGCCGTGGCCCATGGCGTATTTCGCCACGAACAGCGTGCCCTGCCGACGGATGTCGTATGCGCTTTCCATCGCGAGGTCGAGCAACTTCACAGTCCCGACGGCAGTCTTGTGGAAGACCACGCCGATGGTGTTGGTGAAGTCACCATGGTACGTGTTGTTCGTACCGGCAACCTGCGCCAAGTTTGCGGACGGGAGGTGGTTCGACTTCTTGATTGCGATACCGTTCACGCGGAAGATTTTGCCTTCAGCGTACGTCCCGTTGTCGAAACCTGCGTTCCAGTCACGGTTGATGGACTTGCTGGACTGCACGAGCAAGTTGTACTGAGCCGGACGGAGGACGCAATAACGATCCGCTTCGGGAACGTCTTTCTCGTCCATCGTCTGACCGGCATCGTAAATACCCTGCGCGAGCGTGTCGGCAGTGTTCTCGTATGCAGCGTTGGTCAACTGAGTTCCACCGAACGCGCCAGTGATGTTGGCAGCGGTGCGTGCGGCCAGAACTGCTAACTGCAGGAGGTTCTTGTCGGCGGTGCGAGCAAGCGCACGACCCAACTCTGACGTGTAGATCGACCGCACGTCGTAGTGGTTCATGGCTTCATCGAGCTTTGCAATGAACGCATGTGCGATCAGCAAAGAGTCGATGGAGATGACCCGCTCGTTGTGGCGGATCGCAGCACCCACGATTTCAGCACCAGGAGTATGGTACTCCGAAGCTGCCTTCCAGGTGGACGGGAAGGATGCGGACTTTCCGCTCTCGATGGTGCGGACCAAGTGCATGCTGGAACCATCAACATCACCGTTGAACATGATGTTGGCTTCCTCGAATGCAACGAGGACTTCGTTCGCGAATACTTTCAGAAACAGTGCTAACGCATCACCGGCAGCATCTTGCTGGCCGATACGCGAGACAGTGGCGTTCGCCATGGTAGGTAAAACCCTCTTAGAAAAATCGGATTGTGGTTGTGGTGGGATTCACGACAGCAGCAGCACACTTCTCTCAGCAGGTTGTCTTCCGCACGAAGCTCCGCAGAGGTCCGCTAGAAGGCCAGGAGTGCATCGAGGCTGATTGCTGGATTCCCGAGTGCCCCTAAAAAGGGGTCATCTCATTGGGAGAGCGAGAGTTGGTTATGAGGATGTGAGGAGGGGGCACACCCTCATAACCTTCTCTCATTGCATCACCGAAGCGATGCAAGGGGTGGCTGGGCTGACGCGCCAGTAGACGGCGGAGGCAATGCCTCGACGCAGAGTGATCGCCAGTGTCGCTGCGGAAGCACCAGCCTCATTTCGAGTGGCGGTTCGGCAGGGAGGTGGGGATCACTTACTCTTCAGAAGGTACTCAGTCTTCTTTTCGCTGGAAGCGGACGAGCCGAAGTAGTAACCCAGGACAAGGCCAAGAGCCATGTCGAGAGTACCCAACACTCGTGCAACCAACGTCTCGCTCCCCGTAGGCAGGGAGTGGGTGAAGACGTACCACTGAGCGGCAGCGAAGATGATCACAATGAGCCACGCGAGTGTAGAGGGTGTCCAATCCCTCAGAGTCATCTCACGTTGGCGTGCACTGTTGCGGTCGCTCACTGCGAGTTCAGCCAGCTTCACCGTTGTTTCGGCTTCCAGCTTGTTGAGCATCGCGGTGAGTTCCGCTAGTTTGGTGGGATCAGTGACAACCTTGCCGATGATTTCGGCAATGCCAGTGAAGACGCTCCCGCCCAATATGGAGAGAGCTTTCTCCCACATGGCTAGAATTTACTCCTCTTCAGTTTCGCCTCTACGTCCTTCCGGTACTGTGCATCTTTCTTGTACCGAGGATCACGCATGGCTGCTTTGAGTTCGTCATTCGAGCGGAAGTGTTCGCCGGTCGGCCCGTTCGGTTTCCCGCCGAGCAACTTCGGCTCTTGTCCGCCCATGGTTTCTGTGTACCGCTCATGCATGCTCTTGACGGCATGCTTGATCACGGCTGGCTTCCCGCTGTTCACGAGTTCGTTGTACTCGCTGAGTTCAGCTTCAGACAGGTTGTTTGCCATCCAGTCGGCCATTGCACTGTAGCCCTCTTCACCGCCAGCGAGCTTCTTCACTTCGCTGATCTGTGTTTCGGCTGCAGCCTGCTCTGCTTGTAGACCTCTGAGGTAGGCATCCACGACGTTCTTCGGATAACCGGCTTTCGACAGTTCCTCGTAGGAAGTCTCCGAGAGTTTCCCACCCTCAGCGATTTCCTTGGAGTACTTCTCAGTCTGTTCGGCGGTCACACCAGGAACAGTGGTCGCTGCGTCAGCCTTCGGAGTTTGTTCACCGTTGGGCTTGTCTTGTGAATTCTGTTCACCAGCCTTCGGTGTTTGTTCACCGGCAGGCTTCTCGGTGACTTTTGGTTCACCGGCAGGGGCAGCGGGTTTGCTGTCCTGCTTTTTCCGCAGCTCTGAATAGGACTTCGCAAGAGCCTCGTAATCAGCTTTGCCGTCCTTCCAGAAATTGTCAGGAAGATAGTCCGGTTTCTTCGGAGCTTCCTGCGTGGGTCTCTCACCTTTTACCGGCGCGTCCGGTCCTGCAATAGTCGGCTCGATGGCAACACTGTAAATTCCGTTGTCCCCTTCTCTCACACTTCCTCCTTGGGTTTGGCGGGAGCCTCAGTGAAGAGACCCCCGCCGAGTTACTGATTAGCTGTTCGTCTTGGTCGTGGTTCCGCTGAGAGTCACGTCCTTCTTGATCGGATCGACCAGAGGGATGCGGACAGTCATCGGCTCGAAACCAGTGGCCTTCACGGAGAAGAACACTTCATCCGAGACGCCATCCGGCGAGAACATAGCGTCGGGAAGATCGAAGCGAACGAGACCGACCATGTTTGTGTCGTCCACGAGCTTCACTCCACCGACCGTCCAGGCAGTCGTGATCGCAGCGAGAGTCACCGGAGTGATCGCCACGCGAGCGCCCCGTTTCTTGCAGTACGACACCACGATTCCGGCAGTGTCGAACGCGAACGCGGCCTTCGGTTGGAACGGTGTTGCAGCGTCCTTCATCTCGACATAGATCGACACTTTGGTAGAGCCAGTCGGGATCGGGCGGTATTCTTGCATTGCCATTTGAAAATTTCCTTCGAGAGTGTTAGAGGTTTAGAAATCTGTGCGAACCGTCCCGCTCAACATCTTCACCGACACACCCTTCGCAGGCTGCGGTGGTGCCACCGGCTGCGCTTGGGTCACGACGGTATCAGGATCACCGGACTTGAAATCTTCCGGCGCGAGCGGATTCTCTTCGTCTGCATTAACCTGCTTGAGGCCCACTAGGTCCAGACTGTCCATTTGATGCCCCTCCAAGTTTCATTGCTTCACCCATCAGCTTGCCTCCCGCAGTGATTGTCTGCGGACCAAGCGACTGGATCATTGCCTGTTGCTGTGCGGCTTGCTCCTGCTGTGCCAATTCTTCGCGAGTGGGCACGAGACCCTTCGTCTCGATACCGTCGGCTGCAGCAAGGCGTTCTGCGAATTCGGACTTGTTGATCATGGTCATGGCACCCTGCTCGCCAAAGGCTTGTCGCAGTGTGAGACCGTAGTTGACCAACTTCTGTCGGTCGTTCCCGCGTCCTAGTGCTTCAACACCAGTGACGATGGTCGGACGCACGATGCCCTTCGGAAGTTGCGGCAGGCGTCGAGCCTTCTGCATCTTCGCAATCTTGATCGTGATGTACGGCAGTTGGAATTCTTGGGCGAACAGTGTGTAGAAACCACCGAGCGTGGTCTCCAACTCTGCCGCCATGTAGCGGATTTCTTCCGCCGTGACACGTTCAGCATCGCGTTGCACCGAGGAGTTCAATAGGAAGGCTTGCGCCAACCTCTCCTCGATCACACGCGCCTGACGTTCGGCGGTTTGGAAGTCGTGGAATTTCTCTGCTTGAAGTGTTCCGACCTCTTCCTTGTTGCCCGTGATGATTGCACCGTTCGGGGATTCGGCCAGGTCTTTCTGCCGAGTCGTCCCGTTGGGGTTCACCAGGAACAACAGCTTCGCGGCTGCACGCGCACCCTCGACGAGGGCTTGAGAGAGGTCTTCGAGCGAGCGTAAATCACCGAGGTATTCTTCGACGTAGCCGCGCCCGTAGTCTTCGCCGTCTACACGGACGAAGCGCAGGGCTTGCCACGGATTCTTGTCCAGCGGGTAATGACCTTTGGTGTCTTCGATCACCTTCCCGCACGTCTCTTGGTACACTTCCCAGTTCCGCTCTGTGCGAAGGATTCGCGTGTAGAGCGTCACGCTGTTCTTGTCTTTGTACTTCTCATCTTTGGAAATGAATTCCCGCAGACTGTCCGGCAGTACGACCGGATCGACGTTCTCTTTCGCAATGACCTCTAGCAAGTTGCCGGAGGGATCACGTCTCACGACATAGTTGTTCAGCGTGTACACACGGAAGCCGAGTGCGCTGTCATGAACGAGGGCGTTGCCAGTGACAACAAGATGCTTGATCATTTCGAAGATGCCAGCGCGGTCGCCGCTCATCTCGATCTCTTTCATAACCGCACGCTCGAACTTGGCGAGCGCGGATTCCATCTTGGTCAACTGATCTTCCGACACCTGATATTGGTCAAGCATGATCTCGTCGATCTGCATGCGGAACATCGGGGTGTTCGGAGGGAGCGAAGTCATGAGTAACTTCGCGGAGAGGTTATTCACACCACGTGCGCCCATCCCCTGCCACGGTGTCGGCAGAACGGAGGCACTGTTGTGACCTTCTCGCGGAAGCAAACTAGGGATTGTCAGTTCGGCGCAATCCCAGGCTCTCCGCAAGAACGGGTCTCGATTCGTTGTGAGAGAGTCATAGCGGCTCTGGGCTGTTACCCCAGGCGCGGCCTGAGAGGTTGCGTTGTTCGGCATGAATTAGCCTGCGTTGTAACCAGGGATGTTCACCCCGTTGCCAACATTGGGATCGATGCCGCCAAGCGGGATGTTGAGCCGAGGGGTTTTTCTCTTGTTTGCGCCGAGAATTTTATCGAGTTGCCCCTTGATTGTTGGCAAACCGCGATTCGCACCGACGGTCAACCCTTGTGCGGTTGGTGCCGGAGGCGGAGGAGGCGGAGGCGGGGGCGGAGGAGCCGGAGCCACACCTGCCGACTTTGGTCCTGACATGCACATGACTTAGTAGTTCTCCTTCAATCTTTGTACGGAAAAATTCTTGACCTGTTCTTCGTACTGAACCCGCAGGTGGCGAACAACATGGACGGCTCCGGCTTTGAAGATTGCCTTCACGCCAGCGTCTTCGAAGTCAGTCAGGCTTGGGGCCTTATCGGGAAAAATCCTCTCAAGGTATTCCACGACGTTTAAGGGGATCGGCGGGGCCTGTTGACTCACTGTGTTGTTCCTCCATAGTCCGAAGTTGGTTCTCTACAGGTGTTACCTTTGGGCACAGTACTTGCTTGCGGAGCACGAAAAAATAGAGGAACGACAATGGGTTGCCCCACTGTTGTCCCTCTATTTTGTTCCCGTCAGATTAGGCTACCTTGCCGTATGGCCGGTCGTCGTACTGCCGGTACTTCCCGTCCTTCGTGAAATGCTGCAGGAACATCAGTTCGCAGGCAGCGTGATCCAGGTGCGGTAGGCCGGTCTCTGGATCGTTGTCCTCGCCCGTCACCCAGGCGAACAGGTGGCGGAGGATCGCTCCGAATATCCGCATGTACAGGATGCCCTTGCTCCAATTCCACGCGGCGTATTTCTTCGCGCCGAACGTGAGGACACGGCAGGTGCCGAGGTAGGCGGGAATCGAGTAGAGGTCCGTGCGGACTTTCTCACCGTCGTCCTTGCGGCCACCCTGCACGAGTTCTCCGACCGGTGCGTCGGGGGCTGGTGAATGGCTCACAGGCCCTCTACGGCGAGCGTCTTCCTCTTTTCGTTCGCACTCGCGTTGATAGCTGTCACTTCCTCCGTACCCCATTATTCAACCTCCACTTCTGCACCGAGGAATTTCCAGACAGTGCTGTATTCGTCCGTTCGCAGATCGTAGCGAGTCTCGTTGAAGCGCATCTGCGGTTTCATGTTCTCCGTCTCGATGCTGAACTGTGCGAACTCTTCCTTCGTGAGAACAAACTTGTTGATCACACGATTTAGGTTACACGCCTTGTCGTAGGCAGCATGCATTTCCTTCACGATGTATGGCTTGTAGATGATCTTCATTTGTTCTTCATCCTTTCGACCACGAAGTCGACAAGCATGATGGCCGCAGCAATGAACCACGATGCTACAAAGAGCAGCACGAAGAACACGACTGCGACCGTATGCCAGTTATTCATTGTGGTGCCTCCCAGAGAATTGGTTTCTTGTTCTTGAAGTCGTAGTCCGAGTGACGAAGGATGCGAGCGCACCGCGCCATCTGCAGCGCGACACCCTCCCCTAGTCCCTTCGCCTTGTACGCTTCGATCACTGCAGCCCATGCAGAAGCACGCTCGTTCACACCGGCGTCGAAGATCGGCTTGAGAATTCTCTCAGCGTTCTTCGGCCCGATACCTGGACAGCCTGGATAGCCGTCAGTGGTGTCACCAGTCAGCGTCTGGAAGTAGAACCAGTAGTCGGCCTCCCGTTCACTGACCTCGACCAACTCGCGCTTCTGCATGTGGTAGTACTTGCCTGGAATTGTTTTGAAGTCTTTGTCGATGGAGACAATGATCTTCTCAACGTCGTCGCCGTACTCCTTCGTGAATGAGAACTTGCTCGTGCAGAGGATGCCGAGACAGTCGTCCCCCTCCAGACCGTCCCGTTCGAACGTCTCGTAGTTGGCGTGCAGGTATTCCCGCAGAGGCTTCCACACGAGCGGCTTGCGAACGGCTTTGCGGTTGGCTTTGTAGTTCGGATAGACCAGCTTGCGGAAGTTCACGCCGGTTGTCGTGAGCGCAAAGCAAATGTGGTCTGCCTTGAGTTCTTCCTTGATCTGATCGATCCGCTCGACAAAGGTCGGGAGCGCCTCGTTCATATCCGAGTGCAGCGTCCACAGATCGTCGCCCCAATAGAAGGGCTTCTCCGCTGCGGACGCAACTTGGTAGACGAGAATGTCTCCGTCTATGAGTAGGACTCTCTTCAAGCAACCACCGTCACACGGTCCAGCCGCGAGAGCTTGCTGATTCTCTCGCTCATCGAACCGTCTTCCTTGATCTTTCGAACCTTGATCGCTGGATAAGGCCCACCGTGCCAACCTTCCTGCGTGGTCAGTTCGACGACTGTTCCTTCTTCCATCCACAGGCTCGATCCTTTGCGCTGCGCGTACACGACGCCGCTGCCGACTTTTATTTCTGTTCCTCTGAAGTCTTCGTACTTCATGAGTTTCCTTTCTTCACCAACACCCGAACATCGTTGCCCATCGCATCCTTCACAATGCGCGGCACGTACTTGGTGCGGTCATATCCGACCGACACGAGTTCTCGCGTTGGTCTGTTCGTGATCACACGACGCGGCCCTGTGCGCGTGCGCTTCGCGGGATGAACCTCTGCCGACTGTCTCAAGTTGAAACGCCCGAAACCTTCTTTCTCGAACGATGCAAGTTCTTCCTTTGTCATGACGCTTCCTTTCCATCAGTGGATGAATCAGGTGAAAATTTTTTCAAGTACTCCGCTGCCGCAACCAACAACCAAGAGTCGTCTCGGAATAAGCCGAGACCCTTGTTACATCGGTCACAGAGAAGTGCACGGACGCGACCCGTCTTGTGATCGTGGTCAACAGCGAGTCGCGCCTTCGTGATGCATTGTTCCCTGCAGATCGCACAGGCATGGTCTTGCTCATCGAGCAGCCGGTTGTATTCTTCCGGCCTCATTCCATACCGCTTGATCACAAGGTATTCGTCCAGACAGACCCTGCAGTAGGATTGCCTCCCCTGCGGATTGGTCTTGTGCTTTCCGAATTCGTGCAAGTCTTTCTCCGTTCGACAACGAGAGCACCGCTTAGTGAGTTTCTTTCCAGTTGCGTCCGACTTTGAACTCACCGTCGAGAGGGCATCGCAACTTGAAGTAGACGCCTGCTTCTTTGATGGCTTCTCTTGCAAGTTGTCCGACCTCCTGTTCATGACCCTCTTTCACGAGGGCCTGCACTTCGTCGTGAACGTGAACGACCTGACGAACCTTGTCCGCTAGGCCATGTTGCTTCAGCTTCTCGTGCCAAATGATCGTGGCCTTTTTCACCACGATGGCACCGGCGGATTGCAGCAGGGTGTTGAGCGCCGAGTGCGGTGATCGTGTGGGGATCAGTCGCCCGTCGATGCCCTTCAGAAATCCCTGCGTCTTTGCTTTGATCTCGACCGCTTCCTTCAACATGCCAAGAGCCGGAAGTCCTTTGATGAACTTCGACTTCAGCATGCGTCCCTTCACTTCGAGCGCGACGTTGATATCCGACGTGGACATGTTTCGTCGTTCGAGCGTGGACTTCGCTTGGTTCCAGAGACCGAGTTTCTTCAACTCAGGAATCTCTTCGTCCTTCACTCCCACAATGAGGCCGATCTTGTGACCACCGGCTCCGTAGAGGAAGGCGTAGATGAAGGTCTTCGCGTTGGTGCGCGTCGGCAGACCCGCAGCCTTTTGATTCTCGGTGTGCACGTCACCTTGCGTGACGATCAACACGTACGCTCCGCCGTCGTACTTGCCCATGTAGCTTCCGAGCATGCGGAGTTCGAGACCGGATGCGTCCCACCCGAGCAGACTCCACCCTGGTATCGACGTGAACAGCTTCCGGCAGCGCGAACCCATTTCACCTTCCTTCGGGATTTGCCCGAGGTTCGGTTTGAAGTGAGCGCACCGTCCTGTCACGGCTCCGTTCGTAATGACCGCACCGTGAATGCGGCCTTTCTTACAGAGCTTCAACCAGGCGTTGTCGCCTTCGGCTAACATGCCGATGATCTTGTCAACGTCCGCACGCTCTGCGAGAAGATTGCACTCCGGCCATTGCTTCCCTAGCAGACGCAGCGTGTCGCCATCGATCTTCGGGTTGCCGTTCTCAGTGAAGTCCACCGGCTCCCACTTCCGCTGTTCCTTGAGCCGGTCGATGATCTGTTTGTCAGAGGCAGGATTGAAGGTGTGCTCTTTCACTTTCGTGAACGGCACGCCCTTGACGTAGCCACGCTTCTTGTTGTTGACCTTCGGCGTGAACGTCGAGTACGTCTTCCACGGTGGGAAGTACGGCATGATCTGCTTGTCGATCTCCGCACGCTTGGCGCAGAGTTCGATATAGAATTCCGTTGCTGCTTGTTCATCGAACGGGAAGCCCTCCAACTCCTGTTCGTGGATGATCGCAGCGAAGTCGTGTTCGAGTTGAATGGATTCTTCGGAGTAGCCCTTGGATTGGATTAGCTTCCACAGGCGTTGCGTCACAGCCACGTCCTGCTTGCAGTAATCCTCCATAGCCTGCGACCACGTGTCCCACACCGCCTCGTCACTTTCGCCGCTCCCGAATTCACCTTTGAGAATTCCGAGGCGATAGCCCCAGGCTCTCAGCGTGTGTTTCCCCATGAGGGTTGTCGGGAAGTTGGCGTTGTTGCGAACGAGGGCGTAGTCCTGCGTGATGATCTCAGGCCACACCAAGCGGGAACAGACAAGAGTGTCCCGCACTTTTCCTCGATAGGTGAAGTGCGGATACACTTTCTTGAGTGCCTTGAGGTCGAACTTCAGAATGTTCTGACCAACAAGAACATCAGCCTGCCCCAACATGGCGAGAGCATTCTCTATGGCTGGTCCGTTGAAGGACTGCACACCCAACGCAGGCCAGTCTGAATCGTATAACGCGATGCAGTGGACCTTGGTTAGGTCTTCGAGAAGTGCGTTCGTCTCGATGTCGAAAATGATCTCTCGCATGTGGTCTCCTAACTAACTTTGTTCACCGGCACGCACAGGGCTTCCACGTTGGCGAAGTCCTGGTGTAGCCAGTTGACTGCTCTCTCTGCCGCCTTCTCACATGCGGCTAGAGACTCAATCGGTTTTTGTTTCGGATCGAAAATCCTCAAGTCCTCTTTCACTCCGACAGAGAAGTGAATGATGATCACGAGGAAGTAGCTTGCGAATGGTTCGAGCATCAGAACCTCCATCCCATCGAGAGGACCAGGAAGTCCTGCCCGATGTTCGGCTTGGTCATGCCTGCGTTGGACAAGTGCCAGTACTCAACTCCCATCCTCGCGTTGCCGTAGCCGAGAAGGAGTTGCCCACCGACTTCGAACTGCGTGCGCTGCGGAAGTTCGTAGACCGGATGGTCGACGTAGGACATGCCAGCCTTCGGTTGAAGGACCGCACTCCACTTCCCGCTTTCGAACAGCTTCACTCCGTACTGGAAGCCGAGACCGTAGAAGCCATTGGCCGATGCCTTGGCATGCATCCCTAGCCCCGTCTCGCACGTTTGCATTTCGACGATCTGGCTATCGTGGTTCTCTTTGGATTTGTGCGTCGGGGTCTCGATGGTGAACATCTGCCCCATGAGAATGAGCGGAGCGAGACACATGCCGAGCATGCGGCCCTCCTTTCAGTTGCGTTGTTAGGGTTTGGAACTAGCGACGGGGACGAGTAGCGAGGAGAAAGAACGCAATCAGAATCACGATGACGCCCTCGATCAGGGTCGGCAGCAGCACCAGCCACCACGACCAGTTGATGACGCCAATCAGCTTTGCAACGATGAACACGACTGTGATGACTTCCAGAAAGCCCATGACTATTTGTCCTCCGTTAGTTGGTCGATCAGATGGCCGCGCATGCGCCATTGCTCGAAGACTTTCCTTTCGGCACTTCCCCGAGCAACGATGCCGCGACCGTTCATGAGGGCCATCAGCATGATGACGCCCTCGTTGTACCAATCGAGTTGTTGTTGGTTCATAGATCGGTCCTGATTCGAACGAAGCGCGGCTCGACGAGACGACCGCTTGGGTTCACCTTGCGGTACGTCACTTCGATGACCTTGCCCATGATGTTCAGAGGTCCACCGTTGGAGAAGTGTCTCTGCTCCCACCATGCGCGTCGGCAATCGTCGTCCATGCCGCTGACCTTGGTGGTCACAGCGACAGGCTTGCCGTCCACGCCATTCAGCGCAGGCAGTACGACGAGCGCACCGAGCATCCCCTTGTACTTGCCGGTGCCTTCCACCATGTCGACCACGAGAGCATCGCAGTCGAGCGCAGGCTTCACCTTCAGCCAGGTCTTCGTGCGCTTGAACTCGTAGAGGGAGTCCTTGCGCTTCAGCACCGTGCCGTCGCAGCCGGTCTTTAGATGGCTGTCGTGCATACCCTCGAACTCCTGGTAGCTCCGACACTGGTAGGGATAGGCGATCCTGATGTGTTCGGTCTGCTTGATGTGGTGGCGCAACACGGCTTGGCGTTCCCATAGTTGCCGCTCACACTGTTGGTTCTCCCACTCGAAGACGGACAGAGCATCGAAGATGGTGTACGTCAGCTTCTCTTCGCGCTCCGACTTGGAGGCGCGAGCAACGTGAGAGGTCTGCTCCCAGGTGTCGCCGTGAAGTTCGCCGTCGAACACCACGCTGGAGTAGTTCCCAAGTTCTTTGAGGATGTGATCTATGTTGTGAAGGGGTTTACCGGAGCGGGACTGCGGGACACCACCTACGATCAGAAGCCGGAAGCCATCACGCTTCGCCTCGATCTGCCAGTTCTTCCATTCGTCAGAAGTCCAGGTCTTCAGAGTCTCCTTCTCGATCACGGTTAATAGCTGCGGCTGCATCCTTCGGTTCCTCCCTTACGAGACGCTCGATGTGCAGAACCACGTTGAAGCGGTTCATGAACGGGAGCGTCTTTTGGAGTGTGTCCAGAATGTCGCAGAGGTAATCGAACGTATCTGCGTCTTGGACTTCGAACTCCATTACGTTGTTGTTGGGTTGTGCCTTGATGAATTGTTCGAGCTTGTCAGCCAGCCCCTCCGCCACTGTTGCCTGCGTGAGGGAATCAAAGCTGCCGTGCTTCGGAGCGACCTGCCGCACCGTCATGTAGCAAAGGTGCAGCAGGGCTTTCTTTCCGGTGTCACTCAGTGGTGCCACTTCCTTCTCCTTCTGTTTCGTCAACGAAGGGACACTCAGACAACTCGACGAGTCGTCCGGTCTCCCTGTTGTACGAGAGGTACGTTGCAATGCCTGTCTCGCCTGCGTAACGATTCTTCAGTCCGCGAAGTGTGGTGATGTGCGAATTCAGTTTGTCCTGCTGATTCCGCTCCGCACCGATCACTCCGTCTGACAACTGGCCGATGGCTGCAGACCCACGAAGCTGCGCCAGTGAAGTCTGTGCGCCTTCCTCGTGGCCCTTGCCCTCCGGTCGCTTTAGGTGGGAGACCAACAGCATGCCGATGTTCAACTCCTCGACCAACCCGCGAAGGGCAGTCATGGTGTTGTCAATCAGCCGTCGTTCCTCACCTTCTGCTTGTCCACTGACGACGATGCTCAAGTGATCGAGGATGATCCACTTGCACCCGCACCCATGCGCGAGGTAGCGAATCTTGTTCATCAGGTTGTCGCTGTCCGTGCTGCCCCAATGGTCGTAGAGGAACACTCGATCCTTGACCTTCTCCCAGGCCGCACGCATTTCCTCTTGCGTTGTCACACTGCGAACCGCCTGCCGATGCAGTGGCTTGTTCGCGAAGATGCTCATGAGACCGAGCATGGATTTCTTCACGGATTCTTCGAGGGCGATGTAGCCCACGTTCTCTCCGAGCGTGATCAGGTGCGCTGCGATCTCGCGACACACCGCTGACTTGCCGATGCCGGAGCCAGCACAGAAGGTGACGATCTCGCGCAACCGCATTCCGTCGTACATGGTGTTGAGACCAGCCCACGGATACGGCACGCAAGCGTTCTGTTCTTCGGTGATCACCAAGTCCCACGTGTCGGCGGCACTCACAATGCCGTCCGGCCTGTAGACTTTCGCTCCCCAAATCGCGTCGAGGATTTCCTTCTCGCGACCGGCGAGCAACATTTCGTTCGCGTCTTTGAGCGGGATGTTCCAGACTTTCACCTTGCCAGGGGGCAACAGTGGAATGACTTTCTCGACAGCCTCCTTACCTGGTTCGTCCATATCGAACGCCAGGACCACTGTCTCGAAGTTCTGCAACCACTCGATTGAATTCTTGACGCAGCGGTGGGCACCTTGTGCTCCGTTCCGCAGCGATACGACCGGCCACTTGTTCCCTTGCAACTGGCTGATGGTCATTGCGTCGATCTCACCCTCGGTGATCACGACCATCTTTCCGCCGTCTCGCCATAGCTGTTGTCCGAACAGCATTGCTTTCTTCATTTCACCGGCGCAGGTGAATTCCTTCCCCTTGTATCGGAGCTTCTGCGCGATGATCTTTCCGTCGGCGTCGTAGTACGGAGCGATCTGCACCGGCACACCGTTGGCGTCAGCGCCGACGCGATACCCGAACTTCGCGCACGTTTCTTCTGTGATGCCCCGCTTCTGCAGGGCCTTTATTTCTCCGCCCTCAACAAGTCCTAAGCTCACGATGCGTGACCTCCTATCTTCTGCAGAGGGCGCTCCCTCCCCTTTTTCGTAGTGACCACAGCCAAAGCAATGGCCGTGTCCATCGCTGTAGCGAGCCAGGTTGTTCCGGCTACCACAGGACGGACACGGTTCATGCCGAATGAAATGGGATTCCTCAGCCTGCGATGTAGTAGCGGACATAGCGTTTCCCCGTCAGGTCACGCCGGAATTCTCCCGTGATGTTCACGCCCAATTTCTTGAGGTCATGAATGCGGGAGGTCAGCCGCTTCACTCGATACAGTGAGTCAGCTTCCAACGGACTGATCGAGCCTTTCATGATTAGATGGTTGAGGATTGGGTGGCATTGATTCGTGGTCGGGATTCTCGCGATGAGGCTCGCGGCAGTGCGGACGTTGAACATGCTGGGTGTAGGAACCGTGGCTTCTGCGTTCATGGAAATTCCCTCCGTTGATGGATTGGTTTAGAAAAAGAAAAACCCGAGAGCGTGATTGCCCTCGGGTTCGTTTGGCTACAGGTGTTACCTTAGTGTGTCCGATACGTCGGTGACACACCTTGATGGCTGACCGGCTGCACGTTCATCAACTCGTGAGCGATCTGCTCTGCGAGGTATCCGATCATTGCCTTCCGATCATTGCGACTGTTGTACAATAGGTAGTCGCTGATCGAGACGGTGTACGATAGATCAAACGTGTTGAAATTGTGCGAGGCACTCACGCGAATCAACGGGCGGATCAACGCAGCGAGTTGGTCGCGTTCTCTCCGCACGGCTTGCGCGTGTTGGTCTGCGAGGTAGTTCCGCATGGCGCATTCCCGCCGACGCAGTTCCTCCTGTCCACCAAACTTGATGAACAGCCAGTTGCGAAGGCTCTCTTTCTTCGCAGCGTACTTCAGTTTCAGTTGCCAGAGTCTCAATGCACCACCTCCTTCAGTTCGGGTTTGTCTTTGAGCCACTGCTGTACGTTGAATGACGGGCACGCTTTCTTCGGCTCTAGTTCGTAGTGTCCGATGATGCGAGCCTTCGGATAGACCGCACGCAGTTCACGAAGAATTGCGAGAAGGACATCCTTCTGTTCCTTCGTGAAGTTGTCTTCCGGTGATCCGTCGTTGGCGATTCCCCCAACAAGGCAAACCCCGATAGACTCGTGGTTATGCCCCGCGACGTGCGCCCCTGCCGCATTCAGTTCCCGTCCTTTCTGCAACGTGGCATCACGTGTGATCACAAAGTGGTAGCCGATCATCAGCCACCCTCTTTGCCGGTGCCATCGGTCGATCTCTTTTGCGTCCACCTTCGTTGCGCTCGCCTTCGTAGCGGAGCAGTGGACGACGATGTAGTTGGTTGCCTTTCTCACGGATCAATCCAGTCCCCACCCTTGATCTGGCAGACAACCCAGGTGTTGCGGACGATGTACTTGTTGCCGCTCCTGGTCTCCAGGTAGTGAGTGTGCGATGGGCTGACACGGACACGGACGACGCCGACAAACGTCTGCTTTGGTCCGCTAGGAAATCCGTATGTTCGCGACCGCTCCCGAACGCGATACCATCTGTTCATTGAAATCATGTGAGCCACTCCACAGGGATGAAACCCTTCGCGTACATGAAGCCGTGCTTGTCGCACCACATCGCGTACGTCGTGTTACTCCCCTTGCCGATGCGTTGATTTGGATTTGAGAAGACGAAGCGAATGTCGAGGTCGGGGTGTTGTTCCTTGATCAGAAGATGTTTCTTCCGATCCTTGGATGTGAACTCCCCCTTGGTCTCGACAATGAATCTGTCCAGCACGAAGTCCGGTGCATATTTCTTTTCCTCGTGCTTGACGTAATCAATCTTGCCGTCCTTCGGTTCATAGGCGTACTTCACACCGAGCTTGTCGAGTTGGGCAGCGACCTGGACCTCCAATCCAGATCGCTTCCCGCTTTGTTGACGTTGCCGGTTGAAGTTTCGCCAGCGATTAAAATTCCTCACTCTCGTCGCCTGCCTGTGCGGACTCTGCTTCCGCGTCAGTGAAGGCACCCTGGCTGTAGCCCTCTTCCTCACCGAACCCGAACGCCTTCGCGTCTTTGCCGGTTCCGGTCTTGAGGTCGAGGATTTGCACCGCCGAGAACTTCAAGCTCACGCCCACGCCCATCGTCGGTGAGTACTGACGAACGCCGTAGGGCACGATCTCGAAGGCAACCTTGACGGTGGAACCACCCCACACCTGCGTCTTGTCGATGTTCATGGGGACACCCTTGGCATCGAACACGCGAGGCTTGAAGGTCCACTCCTTCTTGGTCTTCTTGCTGACACCGCTGGCTTTCGCCGTGAACTTGAACGCGGTGAAGCCGGTCTCGTTCCCTTCCTTGTCCGTGTCGGCAGCGTACGGGACATACTGTGAAGCCTTGATGGTCTTGTGCTTCGCGTTGTCCTTGTTCGCTTTGGCCTCGACGATGGACAGACGAATCGCTTCGTCGATCTTCGCCTTCAACGTGTCGGCATCCTTGCCCTTCAGCAACAGCGACACGCGGTACTCGCCCTCGTCTTTGAACTTCGTGTCGGGCTGGTTAATGGTGATCCACTTGGCCACACCCTTCGGGGACGTTAAGGGTTCACGCTTCTGTTCACTCATGAGATAGTTCCTCCAATGGATTGTTGTGGTTAAAATTTTTTCCGGTCGCACAAACAAAAACCGAAATCGTCTATCTGCTCATCGCAGGCTAGGCAGATTTCAAACTCGACGAACTTACTCTCCGTCCGTTTCACCTTTCGTGCACGAGCACCCCGCAACTTCGTCGAGGGCTTCTTTGCAGATGAAGCAGTGCTCGACTTCCTCCGGTTGATCCAGGCTGGCATCGTCGTTACAGTTGATCTTTGGCATGGACACCCTGGTCATGCAGCGAACGCCACAGACCGAACGTGAAGTCGAGAATCCGCCGCGCAAGATCGTTGTCGCCGGTCGCACGGTAGATTTCCATGGACACGCGGTTGCGGTAGTTGAGGATGTACTTCAACAGCCGCGCCTCTTCGGGAGTAAGTTCGATCACGACTTTCGCAACGGGAGCGACAACCTTTTCATGTTCAACAACTGCCTTCATGACTTCCTCCTTGTGTGATTGATCCATTCGTCAGGACATTTGACTTCGTAGTGTGATTCGTCGAACCACTCAATCGAGAATGGTGAGCCGTACTTCTCACCGAGACTTCGCCGTTCCGCCTCCGACCGGAACATGACGAGGTAAGATTCGTAGCCCTTCATAACGATGATGCCGTCGGGACCATTGGTCTCCCACGGCTCACGAATTCCGTTATGGTTGAAGCACTGATTGGCGTGAAACTTAGGCTGGTATGATGAGTGGGACGGATGGTTTCTCGTTAGAGTCCACGACCACAACATCAGGAGTGTCAGTACTGCCACTACCCACACTGTCAGCAACGACTTCATATCCCTCCCCGTATGACAGGCCATGTGCTGCGAAGAGGACCGCTTCCTTCCCCGCCTTGAACGCCACTTGTGCAGCTTGGCGGAGATTCTTGATGCGGTTCTTCATGGTCTTCTTCTCTTGAATGCGACGGATTGTCCGATCAACTCTTGCCATCAGCTAAAGTCCTCCTTGAATCGAAATAGGGTTGCTGCCACTTGCTCCATCACGAACCTTTCGATCTTCGCCCGTTCACGCACTTCCATACCGGCTGGATTGCAGGTCGAGCAGAATGCCACGATCCTTTCGTACTGCTGAGGAAGGTGCGTCTTGACTAGGTTGTAGTTGAGCCGGTCACTGGCCTCGCTCATTTACCCTCCTTCTGCTGTGCCCGTTTCGCGGCCTGCAATTTCAGAACGATTTGCTTCGTGTTGTCCGTCATGATCTGTCCCTCCTGGTTGTTAGTTAGTGAGCCACGGTTTGTCTGATCTACAGGTGTTACCTTTGCCCGTCCAGGCATAGGATCATCCCATTCATGGAAGCATCTAGGCAAAGAAATACACTGCTTGTTTCACCGCCGATAAATCCAAGTTGCCCTTTGGTGGACACGGCGGAACCTCCTTCTGATTCTTCGCATTGAGACCGGCGAGGATACTGTTGCGGAACTCTTCGAGTACGTCCGTCTCGTACAGTTCGACGAACGCCTCGCGCAGGCATGTGGCCATGGTGTCCATATCCGCAGCCAACGTGCCGTAGCTATCGTGCACCATTCCGAAGTTAGTCACTCCGCAACTCAGCGCACGGCGCACGCTCATCATCAACGCGCATGCGTCCATCGAGTGCACGAAGTTCGGAGAAATTCCAGACGACTGCCTCCGCTTGTCGATCTGATCGGTCTCGTTCTGCAGTGCGTACAGCAGAATGGTGTCACCGATCTTCGTCTTCACACGGCGCATGCTCATCTCAGGATACGATTGAAGCACAGGAAACCCTACCGGCGTGCGCCAGTTGACCGGCAAGCCTTCGCTCGCAGCGATGCTCGCGGTCTTCTGCAACCAGTCCATCGCATTGCGTGCTGCGACAACAACCTCTCCGATGCTCGACCAAATGTGGCGAGCGAGGTAGACTGCAGCGGGAAACGCATCCTCACCGAACGGATGATGACCACGCTCAGTGATGTAGTCCATGACGTACTGACGCGCACTGTACTGAGTCGCGCCATACGGCAACGTCATGACCGGACGCTTGGTCGCCTTCCTATCGAACCCAAAGTACAGCCACGCAATAGCAACTGCGTCACCGTTATCTGCATCAGCCTGTACTTTCGCTTTCGTAACTTCCGCAACCCGAGCATATATGTCGGCTGGTAGCTCGGACGGCAGCAGATTAACCGCACGTCCGCCAACTTCGTCTCTGAGCATGGCGCTGAAATTCTGAAGTCCATTGCAACTCCCGTCCACACTGACAGGCAGGTGGCTCACATGGTCTGGGTTGAGAATGACGGCATGCAGTTCGAAGCACGCGGCCAGGAACTGCCACGGCTTGTCGGCTTCCGTCCACCACTGCTCAGAGAGCGGGTCGATGGAGCATGCCACGATCTTCTTCATGTTCTCGTCGGCCCACTTCACGCGACCGTCGAGCGAGCATTTGTCTTCACCGAAGCAATTTGCGGCGTGAATCTTAATCCACTTCAATCCACTTGAACCGATAGACTTGCCCTCCGCGAATTGCAGTAACGATTTCGCCATGTCGCAGCCCTGCGGATTGAGGAATGACGGCACGGCGTACAGCCTGCCTCTGAAGTCCAGTTGATGTGGGAAGTAGATAGCCTTTTCGCCAACGAACTTCTCCGCCATGTACAGAATCTTTGCCATCTGCAACCGCTTCGACCGGAGCTTCGTGTTCGCCTCGTGCACTTTGCTCGCCGCTCTTTTCCATTCGGTGCGTGCCTCCTTGTTGGTCTCGATATCATGCGGCTTGGGAGGGAGCGGAGTATCCTGACGGCATGGCACCGCTGCCACGTCGAGGGCTTCATCCCACACCTGCTGCATGACCACGAGCACCGGCTCATTCACCTTCCACGCTGTTGCTTGCACCGCATTGACGGCCTGGTAGACCGCAGGCATTTCGTCAACGCGATGATGTAATTCCTCCAAGTAATTTTGGTTGCGAGTCTTGACCAAACGCAGCGGTCTAATCGCTCGCGTGTGGTATCCGCCTTCGTATGGATTCGTCCACGGTTTCGGCGGAATGATTGTCGGCAAGAACACCGGCGACAACAGAGAGCACCGGCTGTTCTTCTCCTCGATCCACTGCATCGTGGTCTCCGTTGCTTCGACCACCGTTGATGACGTGCGCTTCCCCTCTTCGAGCGTGATCACCCTCAGCATATCCGTGTGTGCTTCGAGGAGGTCGAGCAAGCGAGTCCCCAGGTGGAACTTGTCCTGCTGTCCCCACTCCTTCCACTCAAGGTTGACATCCTTCGCTGCAGCCTTGTTCATGGAGTGAATCAGGACGGTGCGCTTGTGCTTCTGATTCTTGCTACGCTTGTCGAGGTCTCGCGTCACCTTCCCCCACAGGGCTTTGTTCTGTCCCTCGAATAGGCGGAACCGTACTTCGTCCTCGATGCCCGAGGCTATCGCAATAGCTGTCTTCTGCAGGGTGCGCCGAACGGTAATGCAATCGATCACCGTCTTGACCGTGATGAACGCGGCCACCTTCGGATCAATCTGTTGCAGGTACTTACAGGCTATTGGGGTTCTCCGGCCATGGGCAGCTTGGTTTTCCTTGGTCTGCTCAAGGTATTGCTCGATGGCCTCCGCCAACGGAAGGACCGTGTTCTTCGCAAGCTGTTGCCCATAGACTGTGCTGGATTCCTCCCCATCCTGCACTGCCCTGGTCACTTCCTCGAAGAAACGCTTGGCCCCCAGGCCCTGCATTTCCTGCTCTAACTCAACCTGCCGGTCATAGATGGTGCTCATGTCCCCTCCTGGTTTGTGCACGCTACAGGTGTTACCTTTGCCCCTTGTTGCGGCAACGAACCCCGCAACTGGAGCTGATTCCATGCACTGATGGATGTATGAAAACAAATAAAAAGCCCCGCCAAACCAGTTGATTTAACGGGGCAATCTGAGAAGAACCCACGAATGGAAACTGAACGCACAGTCTTTTAAGTCTGCTTGGCGTGGTGCGACGGGAGGGGATCGAACCCTCAAGTCCTTGCGGACACAGGGTTTTAAGCCCTGTGCGTTTGCCAATTTCGCCACCGTCGCACCGTAACATAGTAGCCTCTCCGCAACATCCCCGCAACATTTGCCGCAACATGGTCGACATCAGGATTCGTCTTTGTTTATGCGGTTCCGCTGCGTTTCTTCTGTTCCAGAATCTTGACGGCATCGACTAGGTTCTGAGGGCACGTCTTCGCATACCGCTGCGTCGTGATGATGCTCTTGTGCCCAAGCCAAATACGGATGTGCTCCAAGGGCACACCGTTCTGCACCAGGCGACTCGCACAGGTATGGCGCAGGACATAGGGAATGAATTCCTTGTCGTGATCCATGGACAGGTGCGTCCGCATGCGAGACCAGGCGCGATGCATCCAGAAGTTGTCGTACGGGAACAAGGGGCCTTTCTTCGTGATCTCGCACCGCCGCTTGAGAATGTCCCGCGTGCGTTCCATCATGGGCACCGACCTGGCATCATCGTTTTTACTATCCCACACATGGATAAAATTGGTCGTGAAATCAATGTCGCGTCGTTCCAACACCCACAGTTCAGACGGACGCAATCCAGTGTCGACCAGGACACAGATCGCTTCCGATACTTCATCCATCCCCCACTGATCGAACACACTGAGGATGACCTTCTCTTCATCGTCGGAGAGCCACCGGAGACGACCGGCGAATTCTCTCTTGCGTTCAACGTGCGGACGCGCCGTGAGCTTGCCCTTCTGAATGGCGACCGTGAGTAGCTTGCTGATGGCACTCATCTTCCGGTTCACGGTGCCACCAACGAGACCGGCATCCTCCAGAGACTTCGCGTATGCATCGAGGCGTTCACTCGTGATGCTGTCCACGGTTGCCGCCTCGCCAAAGTACGCGAGGGCTTGCTCACCGTTCGCACGCAGTTGCTCCCAGGACTTCGACTCACGTTCGTTCCAATGTAGCTCACATGTTTTCTCATACGCTTGCTTCAGCGTCCAGACGTTGCGCGATTGCTGCTCGCCAACAATGCTCTTGAGCATTCCCGATTTCAACTCTGCCTGCAATGCGACTGCCTTCACCACGTCTAGCCCTGCCACCGTGCCGGTACGACGCACACCGTTCACGGTCACATCGACAATTAAGCTGTTGCCACGCTGCCGGATGCCGGTTGGAAGTTTCATGTTTATTGTCCTCCTGCTTTCATAACGGTGACGATGTTGTCGACGAGCTTCTGTCCCTTCGTTGTGAGACGCACGAATTTCTTCCGCTGGTCCATCGGGTCGAGGTCTGTGACAACCAAACCCAATCCTGGTTTCTTCAGCCAGTGCCAGTCGGACAAGGCTGCGACGTTGCGTGATGCAGATGACTGCGCGATGCCCACCTTAATTGCCAATTCCGAGACGCTGATTGTTGGCGTCTTTGCCACTTCGATTAGCACCGCGAGGGTCTGGACAGGCATTGAATCGTCGAGCACTCGCACGGTCGACAATGCCGTTGACAGTCTGCTCAGTTCTTTCAACATACGCCCTCCGCTGTCGGTCTAAAGTTCGTTGCCATGTAACCTCCATGTAAAATCCATGTAAAGAAGTATACTCTAGGTAGAACTCTCCCACAAGTGGAATTGATGTGGAAATTAGTATCACTTTTCCTCCAGGTTATTTGCCAAGTTACCTGTCCTAGAAACAATGAGTGTCGCACACCCCGGCTGCACTGCAGCAGGTGGTGCACAGCATGAGACGCCCGTCGCCCATCGTAACGGTGCTCGTGGTGCACGACGCGAGCGCCAGATTGGGCTGAAACAGCAGGAACAGGAACAGAAAGATTCGACCGCGAACCAGGCACCACGCACAGATAGCAAGAATGCTGCACGCGAGAGTGACCGCTACTCTCATAACGACCTCCTTTGTTGGT